CTCAGACTATCATGTACTTGGAGAATCGTAGTACGAATGCTATGTATTCGTCCATGTTGCGGAGATTCAAAGAGTGTGTTGATGAGTGTCTGCGGCCTGAGATTAGTTTGAACGCACAGCGAAGTGACGAGGAACAGGAGGCATGGTACAACTCGTTGGAGTCTGGGCGGGCTTCCCATTCTCAGACCCATAGTTACTCTGCCGATATTAGGTGTTATGACAGGTCGCAGGAGCATGTTGGACTGCGGGTTGATCTTGCCTTTTATCGTCGGCATGGGCTAAGTCCGGAGAGGTTGAAGATTTGGGAGGAGACCCATGGGACCAAGCGTGCTGTTGCCATGATGTTTGGTGTGGTATTGACGATGGTGTTAGGTGGTGTGTCTGGAATATGGAAGACTTTGTTTCGGAATGGTGTGATCAACTTGGCGTCTTTGGTTGTTTCGGCGAGGTTGATGAGGCGAGATGTTGTCATGATCGATATTAAGGGTGATGATATGGATGCCGAGTTCTCGAGGCCGATTGCAGTTGAGGATGCTGTGGAGCGAATGAGCCTGACCTTCAATTTTAGTGCAAAGTTTTTCACGAACAATGTACGGTACATGTGTAAGGCGTTTCGTCTTCGATTGCATGGTCGTTGGTATTTCGTTGCAGATCCGTGGGCTCGTGTGCAGTCGCTATGCACTCCCCTTTTTGTGGGCAATCAGGAGGATAACTTACATGAGAGGTGGGTGTCGTTGTGTGCTGATTTGCGGCATTATGACAATGGGTTGTTGGTTGACATGGTCGCGGAGGCAGCTCAGCAATATTATGGTCTGCAGAGGCCGTTGTATGGCTTTGCGAGGGGATTGGCTAGAATGAAAGCGGATCGCGGGGTGTATTTCAATTTCTTTTCCGCGCCGGAGAGGATTGACTGATCGTTGTCGATTTGTTTCCTGGGCGTCGGTTCGTTTGTCTGTTTGGGGTGTTTGCACATTTACCCGTGTGCGTGATTGACAATAAAAGAGGGACTTGCTGTGACGAGCAAGAGTAAGATTAATGTCACTGTGTAGATGAAGTTAGATTCTACCGTAGAGGCTAGTGTGGGTTTTTTTCCTAGCTCTATGTATAACCCTAGGCTTTTGCCGAATAGAGGTTTTTCCTTCCGTAGGGAAGTCTCCT